ATGAACGTATTGTATCTTACATTAGAGCTTTCAGAGAACTTAGTCAGTATGCGTGTTGATAGTATGACTACAGATATTCCAAGCAGAGATATTTTTAAAGACGTTGATGACGTACACATGAAAGTAAAAATGATTGGTAAGAAGTCAGGTGCATTTCAAGTTAAGTACATGCCAAGTGGTAAGACACCTAATGACGTAAGAAGTTTTATTAAAGAATATGAGATTAAAACAGGCAAGAAGATTGATGTACTACTAATAGATTATTTAGACTTGCTTATGCCAAATGGTTCAAAGGTAAGTGCAGAGAACTTGTATATTAAAGATAAGTTTGTATCAGAAGAACTACGTAACCTAGCAATGGAATTGAACACAGTATTTGTTACAGCGGCACAGTTGAACAGAGGTGCAGTAGAAGAAATAGAATTTGATCATTCGCATATTAGTGGTGGGCTTAGTAAAATACAAACAGCAGATAATGTGTTTGGTATCTTTACAAGCAGAGCTATGCGTGAACGTGGTAGATATCAATTACAGTTAATGAAAACACGTAACAGTGGTGGTGTAGGACAAAAGATTGATCTTGAGTTTGATATTGATAGTTTGCGTATTAGAGATCTAGCAGACGACGAAGAGTATCAAGAATTTAATAAACGTAAGTCAACTATATACGAAGGTCTAAAAAGAAATAGTTTGAACACACCAGTAGAGCCTGATCCAAATGCAGATCCTAAAGATGGCGATAGCGTTGGTAAGATTAAAGCAGATGTAGACTCCACAAAACTAAGATCATTCATAGCCAATCTGGGTCAAGACGAGTAATAAATACTCTGCTTAGGCAACAAGGCAATTGGAGGCTATAATGAAAACAGACTTAGAAAACATACAACTACTCTTGGATAGATTTAAAAGGCCAGTACCAGACAGGGAAGATTATAAGAACAGGCTTGCAGAAGAATTTGAACTTATCCTTAATCAACGATTCACAGATTATTTTTTACGTATTTGTGACGTAATCGAACTTACAAAAGATTTTAAACACATGACAAGAGGGTCAGCAGGCTCAAGTCTTGTGTGTTATCTATTGGGTATCACAGATGTTGACCCAATAGAATGGAACATACCTGTTGCACGTTTTATGAACCCTTTACGTGACGACTTACCAGACGTTGATATTGACTTCGAACATTGGCGTCAGCTAGAAGTAATGGAACGTATATTTAAAAAATGGCCGGGTAAGACTGCACGTCTATCTAACTATGTAATGTTTAGAGAAAAGAGTGCAAAGAATGAAGCAGTAAAAAGATTAGGAGTCAAAGGCAGGCTACCACGTAACTTTAAGTACGAAGACTTTGATATTGATCCTGTAGAGGCAAAACGTATTGAGAAGAAACTGATTGGTAAGAAACGTGCTATATCAAAACACTGTGGTGGTATTATTATGTTTGATAGACAGCTACCAAAGAGTTTGATATCACAAGACAATCAAATACTGTTAGACAAATATGAGATTGAAGACTTAGAACATCTTAAACTAGACGTACTAGCAAACAGAGGACTAAGTCAATTGCTTGAGATTGATGAGCTAACAGACCTACAACACTATCCTACACACGATGAAGCAACAAGTAAATTATTAAGCAGAGGAGATGTACTAGGTGTAACACAAGGCGAAAGCCCTGCTATGCGTAGACTATTCCGTGCAATCAAACCACAGTCAGTATATGATTGTGTGTTTGCTACTGCTATGATACGTCCTGTAGCAATGAGCGGAAGACAAAAGGCCGCTATGTTCCAAGACTGGTCACAGGAAGTTGTACAAGATAGTATTGTATTTGAAGATGATGCTATTGATATTATATCAGATATTATAGGTGTTGACATGTACGAAGCTGATATGTATCGTAGAGCTTTTGCTAAAAAGAATGACGAAAAGATATTAGAGTTTGTAGAACTTATGGGCGGGCATCCGCGTAAACAAGAGGCTATGGCCGCACTACAAGAACTATCAGGGTTTGGATTGTGTAGAGCTCACGCTGTTAACTTAGGTAGACTCATATGGGCTCTAGCGTATCAAAAGGCACATAACAAAAAAGAATTTTGGCGTGCTAATTTAAAACACTGCCAAGGATCATATCGTTCATGGGTTTATCAATGTGAAGCACATAGATTGAATATACCAACTAAGAGTGGTTGGTGGTGGCATGGCTTCCCTCCACGTATGGGTGTCAAGCAACAGTGGATGGACCGTGTAGAGTATGCTGGTGTAATTGCAAATAGTAGATGTTATAAAGGTAACAAAGGACGTTGGATTACATTCCTTACACTAGGTATAGGCTATGGAGAATATATTGATATAACTGTACAAAAGCCTGTAGCATATAGAGACGGTGACATTGTACATGGTTCAGGAAGAGTCAAGCAAAGCAACAATTCAGAATATATAGATAGTAGTGACGCTAACGTTTATACGTTTAGAGAATGGAGATAAAATGGATATCACATTCGTATGTGGAAAAGAAGAAGCATCAAAGTATGCTCCAGTTCCGGCAAGTACATTTAAGCCTGACTGGTATAGTAACCTAAACACATACGTAGATCAAGAAAAAACATTTCCTAGTATAAAGAAATGTATGCCAGTATATGATGCAATGACCAGTGGGTATATTGTATTCAATGCTGTTGATCAAGAGATATCAGCACAACCAAACTTTGAACAAGGCACCCAAGGATTTGATAGACGTTACCCACAAGGGTGGAGCGAATTTACTGAACAAGAAGGACACCCTTATGTGCAATGTCCTGTAGGTGATCCAAAGGACTATATGGTAATTAGTGTACCCTGGCAAATAAAAACACCTCCGGGTTATAGTTGTTTGATACAGAAGCCTTACTATCATACTGAAGAAAGATTTGAAGTTATGACAGCAATTATAGATACTGATGTTATAGATGTACCCTGGCACAACTGGCCAGCAAAGCTATTTGAAAACAACTTTACTATACGTGCAGGTGAAGCTGTAGCACAAGTTATTCCGTTCAAAAGAGAAGAGTGGAACATGTCTATAGAGATAGATACTAGTATAATGAAACAAGATACAATATGCAATACTCAATCAGATGGGTATGCTAAAATCATGCATAACAAAAAGAGACACAAATGAAGATTAAATTTATATGTGGCGACAGACACGTAGCTAAACATTACCCTCCTGTGCCTACTGCAAAAGCAAGACCAGATTGGTATAACAAGGTGCCAGGCTTCTTAGGAGAACCTTTAACAAGCCCACCGACAGTAAAAAAATGTATGCCCATATATGATCATATCAAAGCAGGCTATATGATTTATAGTCCTGTTGAAATGGAAATTAAAATAGGCGAAAGACCTAAAAACACAGATGGCTCAGCAGTAAGTACATTCCATAGAACATACCCTGCGGCTTGGACTAATCAAGAACCACAAGAAGGACATTCACATGAACAATGTCCTGTTAAACTAGATGGACAGCAGAAAGATTATATTACATTTAGCGTGCCGTGGCGTATTGAAACTCCACCAGGATATAGCTGTTTAATACAACAGCCTTACTTCTTTTTTGAAGATAGATTTACATTGTTCCCTGGAATAGTTGATACAGATACTATTGATGTTCCTTGGGTAAATTGGCCAGGTGTTATGAACGGTAAGCCTGGAGACAAAGTTACTATAGAGCCTGGTGCCCCATTGATGCAAATTATTCCTTTCAAACGTGATGAATGGCAAATGGAAGTTGAAGTCGACGAACGTGGAGCCGAAAGAGATACTGCACTAAAGTTCTTTTTAACAAATGCATATGCAAGAATATTCCACAGAAAGAAAAAGTATAAATGATATCGATAGTATTTTGGATTGGATTCACAGTAATGGTATTGAACGAAGGCTTTGTTATAATGCGCCATGTACATCCTTGGTTTGCTAACAAAAGAGATCATCTTATTGCAACGTATGGTGCAAAGTGGAAGAAGTTTCACGCAACACTTGACTACGTATGGATAGGTGGTGTAACACTAGGCATAGCAGTA